TGTTGAGACACCGCCAGTGTTCAGCGGCAGACCTTTAGCCCACCACGGCACCGACAGCATGATCTCGTTTAAACGCTCGCCATCCTCCTGTGAACCAACACCGATGACCTCATCATGTACGTGGCCCACGATATTAAGCCCCGCGTCATCAGCCAGTAGTAGCGTCTCACGTAACACGTCAGCCGCGACAGCTTGAACAGAGTTTTGGAACAGTAAAGCACCCCGCGCATGGGTCCGTAATGGCTCCTCACCCGCAGCGGGTTTAAAGTGTGTCTGGAATGTGGCACCGATACGCTCCTCACCCCACGGTGTCTCATATTGCTCATAGCATGGCTTTGGGTAGGCCAGCAGCCGCTTTGATGGTAGCTGACACCATAGGTTATTATCATCACAGTGATACATGACACGCCCGACATGGAAGTCTTGCTTCAGGTTTGTGACAGCGTGAAAGATAGCGTCATCATACTCAGACCATATCTGTTCAGCCCAAGGGTTAGCCTTACGCCACTTACCCACAATATCTTTGGCCTCTTGCTCCTCAAATGTAACCCCGTAGTTCTTCGCCATACCAATCAGCGCGTTATGACCACCCCCGAACTGGAGGGACAATTCCGCGATCTTACCTGACTGTCTAAACTTGGCGTCCACACTCTCCTCAGTGACATCGAACATATCAGCCGCAGTCACCACATAAATGTCTTTACCTTGTTTAAACAATTTTAGCTTCTTATCACCTGACGGTGTAGCGGATAACCATGGCGCAACACGGCCTTCGATACTCGACCAGTCACACCAGTACAGCCCGTCATCATGCTTAATCATCGCCCGGAGTAGCCGCGCCATAGTGTCGGCTGGCCTATCTATCTCGTAACCCGCTAAGATGTCTTGGATGAGGGCTTCAGCTTGATCGTCACCGAAGACATCTCTTCGTATGTTGTGGGGTTGTAAGCCTTTACCACTAAAACGTCCTGTCCGTCCTGCACCGTTATAGAGGAATGTGTTATGCACACGCCCGTTGACATGTTGATGGGCAGCGACAGCAAATTTCTTAAGCGCGCTTGATCCCGCGTTGTCAATGTATTCAAGCAATCGTCGTCCGTCGTCATCTAAATCCTCACATTCTAAGAGATACCTACGGTGATCGTAGTCTAGGCTTATTTTCTTCTCACCCTTCTTGTACACCTCCAACAGTTTCATCTGCGTGGGTGTCAGCTTCGGGAATAACCAAGCGTCACGGGCTTTACGCTGTGTTGATTTCGTCATCAAACCGCCCGTCAACTCACTGATCTGCCTGTTGGCGTCGTCTGCGACATCACGCGTGTAGCTGAGAGCAGCCTCGCAGAAGTCCACATCGATAGGGATGCCACGCTCGTTGATCTTACTGGTCAGGTGGTACTCCTCCCACTCACCATCAGTCAGTGGACGTAAACACTTCACCAGTGCGCGCATGATCTCAACATCAGAGATGTTATAGTCGCGCATAATGTCAGCGTCACCCGGTTTAAACGTCTTACTATGACCCGGCGCACAATACTCTTTTATCAACCGTGTACCTTGAGGGTTCTTACGATACGGTAACCCCAGACCTACCGCAGCGGCGTCTAGGCCACCCGCGTAGCCGTTAGTCAGGCTCATAGCCATAGAACAATACCACTGCTCCCTAGCTGGCGCTGTAAACCCGTAGGCTTTGGAGATCACATGGTCGAATAGATGGCGCTCAAACTCAGCGTTGTGCGCGGTGGTGATACCACCAGAATTAAAATGGTCAATTATTTCCTGTGGAAATTCTTCGTCAGCCCACCAGAACTCAATATAACCGTCATCAAAGGCGTAGGCCATGCTGATAACTTCGGTTGATGGGTCTTGAGCGTAGCGGCGTAGCCCGTAAAATATCAGGTCACACTGGCTCCGCGTTTCAATATCTAAATAAAGCATACCTATCTCCCTGAAGAAAAAAGGCCACGAACTGAAAAGGGATTAACAGCCCGTGGCCCGAACACTGCTCAAGGCAAGTTAAGCGGCGCTCTTACTCTTACGGCGTTGGCGCGTTGGCGCTTCAGCCTGTTCTTCAGGTGTCTCTGCTACATTAACGGTCTTATCTTCAACCGCTGCGGCCTTAGTACCTTCAGGGTTGCCTTCGTTATCACACCACTCAACAATCTCAAAAACAGGGTTGAAAGTCAACTTGCCACCACGTTTAGCGTTGACGTAACTCTCACTATCCAACTTAACCTTCGGGTATAGGAATTGCGAACCTGTTGCGGCATGGGCTTTAATCTTACCCAATAGCAAGTCCACACCCTTACGACCACCATATGAATTGGTGTCGAAAGCTACCATCTCACCATCCTCTACAAAGGCAGCTTGAAACGAGCGGCCTTCCGATGGGAAGTCATCACCAATACTGTCCATTGGCATTGGCAGGTCTTGACTGAAGCTAGTCATCGACTTTGTAGGCCGACCACCACTCCATAAAATCCAACCGTGTTGGATAGTAGTTGTGTTAACTAGAAGTTCGTCACCAGTAACGATGTCATTATCCTGACCAATAGACCATTCACCAGTCTCAAAAGCCATTCTTAAAAAACTGAAGCCAGCTAGACCTGTTGTTTCTTTAATCTTACTTTGAGTTAAAGCACCAGCTAAGTCAGTAGCGTTCATAACAGTAGGGAAGTTTGTAGTCATAGTATATTTTTCCAATTCCAAGTTGTTTTCAAATTTGAGCATTATGCTCACTTCATTATATCCGCGAGATGACCCTGCACATCCGTCACGATGACAGCATCACGGCTGTCATCAGCAGCGGCAAGTGTAGTGCCAGAACTCTTGGACACAATGAACTCATCAAGGTCAAACTCGACCTTATTCTTCTTCAACACCTTCTCTAATTGAGGGGGTGTCAGTAATGTCGTCTTAAAGCAATCAGCTTTAGGTAGGTAGGTCTTGAGCGCAGGGTAAACAGCGTCTTCGTCAGCCCACTTACGTGTGGCCCGTTTCTCAACAACCTTCCACCCTTCAAGTGGAACGCCACGGTTGAGCTGCATGTACAACTCCTCATGCACAGCCTTCACCCAACTCTCGACTTCCTCAACCGCGTCAGCGGCAGCTTGCAGGTCTTTTTTAACTTTCGGGTCTAACAGTGCCGACGCCATAACGTTTAAACGTTTCACTTCACAGTATGGTTCCGCAGGGCAATACTTACAGTGTGAGCCGGGGCTAAGATATTCACTGGTCATCGCCTCCAGAAAACGTTGTTCAAAATCTAACAGCCACGCAACATCTGTCTCCCACGTAGCCACAACACCCTTCACCTTCGGCTGTACGATAGTGAAGACAACCTTCTCAACATCATTAAACAGGTCAGCCGTTGAAGTGTCACGCATCACGCTGACACCGTACACACCACCCTGTGGGTTCTCCTTCGGGGATACTTTGTGTGAGCCAAACTTATAATCTAAGATCAATAACGTCTTACGGTCTTCTGATAAGCCTAACAGGTCAACAGAACCTCCAGCTGACCCAGAGACCATTTCGACAAAAGGCTCAATCAGCAACTCATCAATATTAAGCTCGTCCAACAGTTTGTTGGTCGCGTGGAACGCGATCTCTGAGAGGTTAAGATCAGCTTCAGTGAACTCACGCTTAGTCTTATTCTCTTCGTAGACCAAACCGATATGCGCTGTCGGCTCTGTGCCTGTCTTCTGACACAACTCCATAACCTCATGGTGCATTGACCCGTCGATGGCAGCTTGACCAGCGGGACGACGAGGAATGTTCTGTGATTTTTTTACCCCCCCCGGACAACCGAGTGTGCGGGAAGCGGAGGAACCGCCATAGGTTAAATGCTTCATTTCTTTTTCCTATCCAAATCCAAATCTAATTTATGTCTTATCTTTAATATACGATTATGCGCCGCGTCAAGTTTTTATTGACACTGGATTATTGATGAGATTACATACAAGACGTTAATCACACAAAAGGGAGATAAAGATGTTATATAAAGAAATTTGGATAGAGCGTTTAAACAAAGGGGACGCGACCCTTGCTGAAGCCCTTAACTGGTTATGTTCGCACGGTGTTAAGTGGAGCGCAGCACGGGAGATGCTTCATGAACGGTGAGCAAGACCCTAACGGGATAGACGCTCACACACCCGGCGCGAAGCTGGATGCTGGTAAACCTCGTGTTGGTATGGTGCTTAGTACGTTTGCTAGGGCGATCTCCCATGTATCATATGTCGGCGCGTTTGGTGCTGAGAAGTACAGCGACGACGGATGGCTGCACGTTGCAGATGGTGAGGCTCGTTACACCGACGCGATGATGCGTCACCTTCTTAAAGAATGGCAGGGTGAATTAGTGGACCCGGATAGTGGAGAGTTTCACGCGGCCTGTGCCGCGTGGAACGCACTGGCACGTCTTGAACTCATGTTGAGGAGAATAGAATGATGATTGATCCACAGAAAGAATGGGACATGGTTTCTGACGCTTGGGATAGTGACGCGCCTGAGTGCGCAGAGTGTGAGAACAAGTGTGGTGAATATTACACAGACACCGGGTATGAGAGTTGGTGTCTGATCCTACAGGATAACGGCAACCCACAGTTATGCCCCGCGTATGACCGTCTGGTTGAGGAGGAAATGATATGAATAAATTATTTTTTAGCGCGGGAGCGTTAACTTTTGCAGTGCTTGCTTGGATGGTGGTCTATGACGGGATCAACAAACACATGGTTGAATATCAAGAGTGTGGCTACAAATATTGCGAGCCGCAAGATTCGCCAGTGAGGAGAAAATAATGCCTATAGGCGTACCTAAAGACCCTAACCACCGCCAACAATGGAATGGTTCAGGGATGACGGCGTTATCACCAGAGCAAAGAGTAAACGCTATGAAAAACGCGGCTTCTCTTCAACGTGAACGAAACAGAGGTTGGCCTGACAGCATTCAAAAAGAGAATGACGAGACGCGGGAGACCTACGAAGCAGCCGACGCAGAGTGGTCCCGGCGAATGCTCAACAGCAAGTGGAGAGCGCGGTAATGGAAATCATGGATATCATTGACGAAATACGTCGAGAGCAGGATTTGTACTGGGCAAATGTCAGTGAAATGAGTGGTGTCACAGAAAACACATTACTTAACTGGCGTAGTCGTAAGACATCTCCGAACTTAATAGCTTGCGAGCGTGTACTATCGGCCCTTGGCTATGAGCTGGAGGTCGTCAAAAAATGAAACAGTCCAAATTGATGTCGTTGGCCGAAGCACTTCTAAATGTGGCGATTGGGTATATTATTGCAGTGGCTACTCAACTTTTAGTTTTCCCAATTTTTGGTCTTCAAGTATCGATAACAGACAACCTCTTGATTGGTGCGTTTTTTACAGCAGTAAGCATTGCTCGCTCGTTTGCAGTTCGAAGGTTGTTTGAAGCTATCAGGATTTTCAAAAAGGAAACGGATAAATGACATGGTTTTGGACATCAAAATTTGTACACCTTGCGAGGCGTATCACCGGGCGGTTCGACAGCTACCTCTGGTCAAAACAAACAGCAGCTATAAAGGCCCGGAGAACGTTTACACGGTCTACTCAAGGATAATTAATGCACAGAGTAGTCTTCACCAAAGGCCTCTTGCAGGTACGTAAACTTGGCAAGTTCTAGCAACAACATTACGTTCGCGCTATCATGTAGGTTCGCTCTCATGCAGAGGGAACCTTCTTGGTCCCAGCCAACCACTATACAAGATTCATATAACCCTTTACTACCTTCAAGAACGTCATCAGCCGTTATGTCTGATGGAAAATCAATTACATTGTCTGTCATAGTAAAAACAACTTTCGTTCAACAGCCCGACGCTTAACCAGACCTAGCAAAACCTTTCCTCCAGCTTTACGCCATTTTGGAAACTCATCTGCCGCGCCCTCGTAATCTCCACGGTTTAGTTTAGAGCGGAGTGTCGATGATTGCAATCGACCAGAGCCTAGATTAAAAGTGAAACTCACTAGAGCGTCAAACTGATTTTGAGTTAGTGCTACTTGAACAAGCCGTCGAACGGATCGTTCCACACTTCCCAACTCCTGCGCCAGAAGTGCTTCACCTTCTTCCAAGGATATTGAACAATGGGCCATAGTAATCCTTTTATGATCGAAGCCATAAGTAGCGCCAAAGCCAATGGTAGCGACGTTAGCCGGGCAAAGATACGGGTCAGGGCTGAAGCCCTCAAAGTGTTTGATAATTTCAAGGCCGGGTTTCCCTATTTTCACGTTTGTTGCTTACGGTTAAAAGTGCGTGATCCAAACCAGAATGACACGACTGCCGCCCAGATGCCGACGATCTCATCAGACCAGACCAGCGAATACATATCGGTATCGATGTAGCCAAACGCCAGCAATAATGTCAGGGTTATAAATTCAATGAACAAAAGGTAGGTTATAAACGGACGCACACTAGCAGCGAGGTCAGTGATCCATTGGGACGATTGTTTCGTAAGAGAGGTCTGGCTTTTCAACAGTGCCTCAGTCTCACGTATGTCAGCCTCGACGTGAACCATGTCTAGCTTCTGGTTGCCGATCTGGATTTGTTGCTCCAGTTGTTTGTCCATAAGCTGAAGCTCGTGTGCCTTGTCCTGACGGTCTTGGAAATAATCCATGACTTTAGGGAGGAAGGACGTGCCAAAACCTAAGAGCGAACCGATTAAACTAATCATTTTATACCTCGTATATTTTCCCGCGAAATTCTATCATGCCCTCATCTATAACATGGAAAACCTCCGGCCACATTAACTTTCCGTCAACAAAGGTTAACGCTGCAAACCCTGATCGCCAGTTGCGCGGGTTGTCTTCCGCGTAAGCAAACTGTGGTCCCCACGGATGCGCCATTGTGCCAGTATCTACACCAAACTTCGTGCCGTTGTAATCACTGTACGGCGTCACTTTAAGCGAATGTAGATGACCTGTGACCATAGTCTTGCCCGAACCAGCAGCGTTGTTATGTGTCGCGTGGACACCACCTTTCCAACGGTGCTTAATAACGACCTCGTCATTAAGCCAAAGCGACCAGCAATGTATCCAGTTTGGAAAGCTGCTCTTAAGGTCCATTCCTGCAACGCCAGCAAACTCCGGTGCCACCGACGCGAGACGGGCCTCAAATCTGGCATCGTGATTTCCAAGCGTCCAGACAAGTTTTGCACCCTTCGCCGCTGATTGTATCTCCCCAAGCCTTTCTGTACACGCATTGATCTCCTCCTCCGCAGTTGGTAAAGTTTCCCATCCGTTAGGTGGGTGCCGACTAATGCTTGCGCCATCAAAGGCGTCACCGTTCATTATTACAATCTTAGGCTTGAGCATTTTGCAAGCCATGACAAACCCTCTGTGTGCCGTAGACACGATGTCAGGCCAATAGTGTGCGTCACTGCCCACTAGCACGACACCGTTCTCAATGTTCATTGTCTGACGGTTGGGATGATATTCGGTTGGGACGGTAGTAGGTGAATGAATAGGCTTGTCGTATTTTTTTTCAAGCCGTCTCCTTCGACCTAACACAGCACGAACATTGATTCCAATCTTTCTTGCTGTTTGTGCTGCCCCAAATTGTGTGAACAACCCAATAAAATCTTCATCCGAACAAACAGGTGTCGGCATGCCAGTCTCCTTAAATCGGTTGCTTCAAGCCGTAGGGACGCCCTTGTAGCAGCGCGGCCATTACTTGAACCGGAATCTTTTCAGTGTTATCGATGCAGTCCCCAGAAATCCAAGCAACCAACATCCAAGGTGCCTGTGGAAAATACCATATCGAAACCTTGTCGGCTACCCTTTGAGACTGTGGCGGCGTTGCATTGTACGCAGAAACAAACGCTTGGGCCTCACCGTTTTCCAAGACACGCTCCAGTAACTGATCTGAATTGCGCCGCAGCGTGTCTTCGCGCCATGTCTCATATCTAGCAAATGGCCCGTTTAAACATTGCGCGTTTGCAACGCCACACAAAATCAAGCCAAATAAAAATACGATTATAGCGCAAACGTATTTCATTTTCTTTTAGACTTCCACTCAGCCCACACAATCTTCAACCTAATTAACACAGCAATAAGCGTCACGATGCCAACCGCAATGCTAAGTGTGCCGTCAAACATGTCGAGCCAAGTCACAGACACGGCGGGAATAAGAACCGCC